TCTATTAAACTATCACGTTGATTTTCTATTAGTTCTTTTTTGTGTGGTGTTTTCTTTTCCAGGTCTTCAAGTGCTAACTTTGCTCTATGGTACACTTTGTTTAATCCTACTTTAGCTTTTATTACTTCTATCATTATATTCGTGTTTGTGTTGTTTGTAGTCTATATTTTTTTAAGTTGTCTACACCTTGCATTGTGAACCCTAAACCATTGTTATAAGAAAATAATAAAGGTTCGTTTAAATTTGTTAGTTGCCCTCCAGTTTCTTTATCTTTTATTTTTTCAACTGTTATCATAGTTTCAAATTTCATAACTTGGTGTGCTACTAATCTGTGTATTGTTATCATATTGTCTGTTCTGTTTAAAAAACTTTTACCACCTTCTATTGAAGCTTTTAATGGTGCTTTTAAGTGTCCAGCCCATTCGTGATTTTCTGCATATAAATTACCAGCACGACCACTTTCACTATTTGGGTGCGAACTTATAAATAAACTTTTTTTTGTTTGATTACAAAAAACCCTACTTTGATTTAAAAACTCATAGTTTGCATTGTGGCTTATTTCACGATTTAAACCAGTAAAAGGATCAATAAAGCAAACATCACATTTCACACTATCAAAAATTTCAAATAGTTCTTGTGGTGTATATAGCTTTTTGTTGTCTACAAAAGTGAAATATTGGTTTAAGTGATTGTAAGCACTTTGTATAGTTTTCAAGTGTATTTGTTTAAATGGTTTGCCTACATACATTTGTATCATATCACGTAGTATTTGACCACTTGTATTTTCACCACTCCATATACAGAACGTTTTATCATTTATTAGTGCTTGTGAAAGCATATAGTAAACAAACCAAAATGTTTTTCCTACATTATCGTGTCCTAAAATTATTGTAATTTCGCCTTTTTTTAGTCTGAAGTAATTATCTAAATTATTACCTATTCCAATACCTGGTTTTATTTTTCCTTCTTTATAGTTTTGTAAATATTGAAATTCACTTCCTTGTGTTACCAGCATTTAGTTGTGTTTTTATGTGGTTTAATAAATGGTCATCTTTACTTGTATTCGTGTTTTCCTTAGCTAACCAATTTCGCGCAGTCAAATATAAGCTTTTATATTTTTTATTTCCTTGATAGTTTTCAATAGCGTCTAAAACACGGTCTATCTGTTCTTTAGTATATAATTTTGCTACCTTTTGTTTAGCATTGGTAGCTTTTGCTAAACCACCTAAACGACCAGCTTCAGCACGTTTTGTTTTAGTACTTTGCCACCTATCTAAATCTCGTTTTAATTGGCTTTCAATAGGTTTAAATGCAACTCTTATAACTTTATCATAATTTTTTAAATCTGGGTTTTTATCATTAACATAAAAAAGTATTAATTCAAATAATTTACCTTTTTCTGAATCTGTTAATTCTTCTATTGTGCTTAATATATCTGCATATAGTATAAAGCTTTTTTTGTTTTTCATATTTCAGTAGTATTTAGATTGTTAATTTTATCTATCATACTATCAAGCTTTTTTTGAACGTTCTTAATATCTTTTATAATAAATTTTTGACGTAGTTCTATTGTTTCGCCATTCAAATAAGCACGTAGTTTTTCCGTGTTTTTAACGTAGCTGACTTTTTTAGTTTCTTCTTGTATTTTGTTTTTACGTACACCATTTAATACGTTTACGTGGTTACGGTTAAAAAATTTTCCTATTTCAGATAACTTATAACCATTTTTATATAAGTAACTATAAAATAAAAAACGTGGATCAACATTTTCTGCACGTCTTGTGCGTTCATCTAAATTAAAATATTTAATAATTTGCTTTACTTTTTGTTCTTTTAACTTTTCCATAAGTATTTACTTGTATTTGTTTTTTAGTAATTAATTGTATTTTATTTTTTCGTGTTTTAAAAAGTTCTTGATCCACAAAACTAATTTATTTTTTTGTAGTATGAAGGTGACTTTATTTTATAAATTGCGTATCTATTATCGTCTTTTTGGGTTTGTATCTTTTCAGACCAAACTTCAAACCAATGTTCAAAAGTATCTTCTTTTTGAACTCCTAAAAGTTTTATTGACTTAATTGTACTTTCGTGCCTATCTAATTTTTTAAGTGCTTCGTGTTGTGATTCTGCTAGTATTAAAGTATAAATAGTTCGCCAGGTTTTAGTGTGGTCACGTTCACAGTGTTTTATCTTATATACGTTCATAGTTTTAATTTTTCTATAATTTTTTCTAAACATTTTACTACTATACTATTTCCAGCTTGTTTGTAAGCTTGACTATCAGAACACGACCAAGTAAAAGTTTCAGGAAAGTCCATAAGTCTAAAACATTCTCTTGGTGTTAGTCTTCTAATTTTTTTAGAATAATTTGTTAATATAGACCTTCTTGTATCAATACAAGGTGAATTTCCATTTTTTCTAATTCTTAAACCTTCGTCATATCTATAATCACCTATCCAAGTTGTTTGGTTACATTGCGTATCTAATGTTTGGGGTACTTTTTTACCAACTCGGCCCCGTCTTGTTTTACTATTTGGAACGCTTAAATTAATACTGTCGCCCTCTTTTGCTATTTCATAACCTTTTTTATTCGCGCTTTTTATTTTTAAAACGTCAAAACAGGGTATATCCCCCCCAACTTTTAAACATTTTGAAATACCTTTATTTAAATCTAATGGCCTCGCCTCTCTAAAATTTGTTGTTAAAACAAAATTTGTCATTTTTTCACTCAAAAAATACTTTTCATCTACTTCCTTTTCTAATACGTCTTTAAGCTTTTTTGTTAAAGGTTCGTCTTTTGGAAATTGGAAAACATTGTCTTTATCGTCTTTTATTCCTACTATAAAAACACGTTCCCTATTTTGTGGAACATTTAAGTTTTTTGAATTTATAACCTTATAATAAATGTGATAAGGTACTGCATTTTCATCAGCAAATAAAACTGGTAAACCATTAATACTTTTACCACCTAAAAAATTAAGCCATTCTTGAAAAGTCTTACCATTGTCGTGTGATAATAAACCCTTAACATTCTCAAATATAAAAAAGCGTGGTTTGTTCTTTTGTATAAATTCGTGACTATTAAAAAATAATATTCCTCTTTTATCTTTTTTTCCAAGTCTACTTCCAGCTTGACTAAAAGCTTGACAAGGGGGTGAAGTCATATACAAGTCTAATGGATCGTGTGGTATTTTTCTTTCGTAAACGTCAGTTGGATAGTAAAA